ATCTCGGCTGGCTTGAGTCTCTTGGCATTAGAGTCTCTTGTCCAGTCCGAGACGTTCAGGTTGCTGAAGCATTAATTGATGAAGAACAGTTTTCATATAGTCTTAACAACCTGTCTAAAAAATACTTAAACAAAACTAAGTTTGAAGATAAACTCAATGAAGCTGCTAAAGCTTATGGTTACAGCCCTAAAGGTGACATGTGGAAACTACCCGCTAGGTATGTAGGTGAGTATGCTGAGATAGATGCTCGTAATACCTGGGATGTATACCAGCATCAAATACCAATACTCAAAGAACAAAACCTTTGGAATATCTGGGAGCTAGAATGTAAACTCACACCTATACTACTGCAGATGACACTCAAAGGTGTCCCTGTAGATATAGATAGAGCTGACCAACTTAATACTAAGTTACTTAAACAAGAAACCAAACTCAAAGAAAAGTTTGGCACGCTAGATATTTGGTCACCTAATCAATTAGGAGAGTATATTACTAAGCTGGGTCTTGTAGTTCCCAAAACAGAAAAAGGTAATTACTCTGTATCTAAGTCATTCCTAGAACATTGTGAACATGAAACAGTAAAACAAATATACGAAACTCGTTGTATCAATCGGCTGCGTAAAGTGTTTATTGAAGATATCATACTCAAAGGTAGTTACAAAGGTCGCATCCACGCAGACTTCAGACAGACTGCATCCGATCAAGGCGGCACACGTTCTGGTCGACTGTCTTCTAGTAACCCAAATCTACAACAAGTTCCTAAACGCAGTGAAATTGGTAAAGCAATTAGAACATTATACATAGCAGAACCAAATACACTCTGGTGCAAAGCAGACTACAGCTCTCAAGAACCAAGACTCCAAGTGCACTACGCACTGCTTGGTCAATTTGGTAAACCACTACCCAAAGCAGAACAGGCTAGAGATGCTTTTGCTAGCGGTGAGAAGCTATATACTTTCTTTGAAAAAACCACAGGACTACCATACGACACATGTAAGATGTTGTGTTTAGGTATTAGTTATGGAATGGGTAATAAGAAGATGGCAGAAACACTAGGGATATCAGAAGAGATGTGCAGTTCAACTATGAGAAAGTTTAACGATGAAGCACCATTCTTAAAAATATTATTTGATAGCGTAATGAACAAAGCTAGTCAGCAAGGATACATAAAAACTATACTAGGCAGACGTGCTCGTTTTGATTTCTGGGTGTCTGACTTTGGGGATAAACCAATCAAAAACAAACGCATAGCCCAAGCTAGATTTAAAAATAACAGAGTGTTCCGTGCATTTACAAGCAAAGGATTAAACAGACTAATACAAGGCAGTGCCGCAGACCAAGCCAAGAAAGCAATGGTCGATGCACACGACGCTGGCTTTGATCTTAGGCTGCCAGTTCACGATGAAATTAACGCCATGGTTAAAAATAAACAAGAAAGCCTTGACTTAAAATTAATCATGGAGAATGCTATCCCACTCAAAGTACCCGTTGTTGCAGATATAGATCTAGGAGCAACGTGGTGTTAGAACTATGGATATACTAAAAACAGCACTAAAAATAACAAGCGAAGACAGGCACAAAGACTATGGAGATTGTGATGTTGAATTTAAGAAGACTGCTAAAATGTGGTCTGAGATATTTGAAACAGAAGTAACTTCCACACAAGTAGTGCTTGCAATGATTGCTCTTAAATCTATTAGGCAACTAAACAAAAACAAAAGAGATAACTGGGTTGATATCGCAGGATATGCAAGGCTTGGTGATCTCATAAACAAACAATAACAATGACAGATCCTCTATTAGAAGAATCAGATGTAATACCAATCGCTGAGATTGAAGGCATATCTACAGAACATGTAGCAGGTGATGACCTCCAAGAAATAACAAGCTTAGGTAAATCACTAAAAGATGTTGATAACGATATCGCAGCAAAAGAAGCAGAAGTTAGTCAACTAAAAACAATACGCAAACAAATTGCTGAAGAGTTGATTCCTGACCTTATGGCTAAAAACGGACTCAAACTAATCCAACTAGATGACGGAGCAAAAATACAAATTAATGACTTTGTAGATGCTCGTATCAAAGACCCATCTATTGCATTTGATTGGTTGCGAGATACAAACAATGATTCGATTATCAAAAATCAAATCACTATATCTTTAGACAGAGGTGATGACGGCATAGCCGAAGAACTCACTACCAAGCTCAAGGAAGAGTATGGTATTGATGCAGATCGTAAGATTGCTATACATCACTCAACTCTCAAATCTTTCTGTCGTGATGCTTTGGAAGACCCAGAGCTGGCAGAATCCTTACCTCGTGAAGCCTTTGGTATCTACCAAGGTCAGCGAGCGAAACTAACCTAAACATAGAAAGAAGTAATATAGAATCATGGCATTCGATATAACAACAGTCGCAGGACAAGGCACAGAGAACCTAGATTCAGGTTCTTCCTTGCCCTTCATTCGTATCCTACAGGATCTAAGCCCCCAACTCAAGAAACAAAAAGATGAATACATTGAGGGGGCTGAATCAGGTGATCTATTCTTTGCCAAGTCGCAAAGTGTATTAGATCAACCAGTAGAGATAGTTCCATGCTATACAAAGTCCATCTATACAGAATGGATTCCACGCTCAAAAGGCGGTGGCTTTGTAGGCAACCACCCACTAACCGTAGTCAGCAATGCTGCTTACGAGAAAGGTCGGGAACGTCAATACGATGAATGGTTAGGTGAAAACGAACTTAAGTTCACAACTTATTGGTTCGTGCTAATGAAAGTAAATGACTCTTGGGAACAAGCAGTTATTCCTTTCACATCCTCACAGCTTCGCGTATCCCGCAAGCTTACACAAGACATCAACCGTTTCAGGTATGACGACGCAAGCATTGCACCGCCATTGTTTGCACAAAGTTGGAAACTGAAATCCGTCTTGGAAACTAGCAAGAATGGAGATGACTATTACAACTTTGAATTCGTAGAGCCTACTGCTCTCGACTTCGAAGCTGATGAGTCAATCCTTACGCTAGCATCTGATACATACAAAAATGCATCAGATACACCTCTTCTACAAACAGAAGAGAAACCACAACTAGTAGACTCGGCAGCAATGCCCTACTAAAATAGGTTGCCCCCATCCTCCGTCATGGTGTGAGGATGGGGGCTTTTATTTTATATGATTCCAATAGCAGACCTGTCTTTTAAATTCCACGAGCTGTTCGTGTCTAACCCTAACGTGTATGGTCAAACATCACTTACAGGTAAAACACGGAATCGTGACGGTAAAGCAGATTCAAAATCGTTCTTAGTCAAAGAAGCTATAGAACCTGCAGTATGGGAATCACACCTTAAGGGTGAACGCATCATTGGTTGCACTCCACTCATTAACGAAGACCAGGTTCGCTGGGGTGCACTAGATGTAGATGTATACCAAGACTCTAAAACCTTAGAAGGCATCATCAAACAAGTTCAAGAATCTAAATTACCCTTTGTAGTTTGCAGGTCTAAATCAGGTGGTGCACATGTATACTTATTTTTCTCTGAAGATATACCCGCCTACAATGTTATTGACAAACTAAAATCATTCTCTGCGTTCTTTGGTCAAGGTGCTTGTGAGATATACCCCAAGCAACCTAAGATCGGTGACCGCAAAGACAACAGTAAATACGGAAACTGGATTAACATGCCATACTCTGGCAACCCCACACTACAATACGGCTTTGATAAAGATGGTAACGCTTTAGACCCTGAACAATTTATTGCTTACGCACTATCTCAACAATTAACCAAAGAACAGTTTGAACAACTAACTGTGCCGTCGTCAGGTAAAGATATACTACCCGAAGGACCTCCCTGTCTTAACTACATCTTTCAAAATCGCACACAACACAGTGAGTCTCGCAATGTAACCTTATCTAATGTAGCTGTTTATCTAAAGAAAGCACAGCCTACTGACTGGAAGCATCATTTAATGCAATTCAATCGTAAGTTCTCTGAACCACTTGAAGACAGAGAAGTTGAAGCTATTATAAACTCCTATGGTAAAAAAGATTACAAGTATCAATGCTCTAGTCAGCCGTTATGTAAATACTGCGACGCTAGTTTGTGCGGACAACGTAAGCACGGTATTGGTGGAGAAGAATTTCTACCTAACAATCGCTCTCTTATACAACTAAAAAGTGAGCCACCTCTATGGTTCTTAACTCTAGACGACGCAGAGCTACAACTTACTACCGAACAGTTCGACAACTTTAATCAGTTTAACCAAAAAGTTATGGAGAAGCTGTTGTTTAAATACCCACCAATTAAACAAGAAGACTGGGTTAAACAACAAAACTTACTACTTAAGAACTGCACACAGATTGATATACCATTTGAGATGACTCCACTTGGTCAGTTAGTGGAGTATGTGTCGATGTTTTGTGCAAACGCCAGTGACGATGCAGATAGAATTAAAAGTGGTCCAATTAAAAAAGATCAATTCTACTTGTTTAGAATGATTGATCTTAAAGACTATCTTAACCAGCAACGCTTTAAAGAATTACCTGACAACAAAATACTATCTGCAATTAAACAAGTTCTTAAAGCAGATGCAATAACACACTCAATCAAATCTCCAAAGCTAAATGTGCGGTGCTGGAGAATACACAAAAATAACTTACATATTGACCCAAGCACACCACTTCCAGACTTAAGCATAGATGAGCCATACTAAAATATTCGTAGCAAGTGCAGGAACAGGAAAGACCACTACGTTAATGGATCTCTTGTCTACCTGCTTAGAAGAAACAAAACCAAAAAACATTGCATTCACAACTTTTACTAAAGCAGGTGCTCAAGAAGCTATAGACAGAGCTTTAGTTAAAAACGAATCTTGCCAACTAAGAGACTTAGAAGGTTTTAGCACATTACACGCTCTTTGCTATAGACGTATACCTAAGAAACCTATGTTAACAAGAACTGACTACTTTGAATTTGGTCAGCTTATTGATATACCAATGACTGGAAACATTCGAACTGGTGGTGACAGTCTTATCTTCAATGCTTCATTAGGTAACCAACTATTGTATCTTGATAGTCTAATGCGTAACTTAAATACAACTGCAGAAAATGTTATTCAGTATCAAGTAAACCCTAGAGTTAATATTAAAACCCTTGAAGAGTTTCATACTAACTACAAAACTTACAGAAGCAAAATAAACAAGTATGACTTTACAGACCAATTAGAAACTTTTGTAACTCAAGATGATAACTTTGATTTTGAATATGTTTTTGTTGACGAAGCTCAAGACCTGTCTCCGCTGCAGTGGAAAGCAATCAACGTTATTACAAAGAATACTAAAACAATTTACATTGCAGGAGATGACAAACAAAGTATTTACAAGTTTGCTGGCGGTGATCCACAATCACTAATTAATATGAAAGGTGAACGAACCGTGCTAGACACCTCTTACAGACTACCCAAACCAGTGCTAGAGTATTCCGAAAAGATTGCTGATCAAATATCAGAAAAACAAGACTATACTATTAAGAGCGCAGTTGACGAAGGTGTTGTTGAAAACATACACAGTATTACTGAATTAGATGTGAGCAAAGGAACTTGGTTCTTCTTGTGTCGTAACAAAATTTACATGTCATACTTTGAAGACGCACTAATAAAAAAGAAGGCGTTGTTTGTATCTGCTAGTGGAGACTCGTTGTTTAATCAAAAACAAGTAGACTATATCTTAATGTGGGAACAACTACGCAGAGGCTACAAATTCAAAGCTTCTATGATAAAAGAACTATACAGAGAATTCTTACCCACTGGTCGTGTAGTGGCTAGAGGTGCAAAGAAACTAATAGATTCTATGCCTGACGAAGAGTTGTTTGATAAGGATAATCTAGTTGATAATTTTGGTCTTAAAACCACAGCAAAGTGGAACTTAATATTTAAACTACCAGATATCACTAAAGAGTTGTTGCTCAAAGCAGAAGAAGACGGCAGACTAGAAAACAGCTGTGACATTGAAATAAACACAATACACGGAACTAAGGGTAGAGAAGCTGATAATGTAGTTGTGCTGCCTGATGTAACAGATACAACATACAAAGCTATGCTAGATGACCCAGACAATGAGCATCGTGTGTTCTATGTTGCAGCAACCCGAGCAAGAAAAAACTTATACATACACACTCCAATAACAAACAGATTTTATAAACTACCTTCAGTATGATATACAAGACAAAACCATTTAAGCACCAAGAAGACGCTGTTAAACGTTTTAAAGATGAACCATACGGTGCATTGTTTTGTGAGATGGGCACAGGTAAAACTAAAATTGTTTTAGACATACTTCAAAACTCAGAAGACATAGTAGACTCTGTTGTAATTGCTCCTAATGGACTGCACCACAACTGGGCAATCAATGAAATACCTGCCCATGTCTGTAAAGATGTTCTAGTATACTGCTGGAAAGGACCAATTAAAACTAAAAAAGCTAAGCAAGAGTTTACCAGGTTTATGTCTGCTACAGACCAGGCTCGTATGTTGCTTATCAATGTAGAAGCTCTACGAACAGCATCAGGCTTTGAAACTACACACAAGTTCCTTGAATCAGCTACGCATGAAATACATATGATTGTAGATGAGTCTACCTGTATTAAAAATCCAAAAGCTATTCAAACAAAACGAGTCCTTAAATTAGCAGAATCAGCCAACTGCAAGTGGATTCTTAACGGCACACCAATCACTCAAAGTCCATTAGATTTGTTTAGTCAATGTAAATTTCTGCATAGAAAAGCATTGCCGTATAACACATACACAGCCTTCAAACACGCTTTTGCTGTAGAAACTACAATGACAATGGGCAGTCGTTCATTTCGTAAGATTATTGGATACCAAAACCTAGAAGAACTAACTAAGTTACTTGAGCCATTTAGCCTCCGCATTGAAAAGAAAGATTGCCTAGATTTACCTGATAAAACTTTTACAAAAATCGCTGTTGCACTAACGCCTGAGCAACAGCGTATCTACAAAACAATGAAAGAGGATTGCCTCGCATTGTTAAATAGTGGTAGCTTGGTTACCACAACCATAGCCCTGACTAGAATAATTAAGTTGCATCAAATTCTAACAGGATTCATAACAGATGACGAAGGCACGGAACACGCCATTGACAACAACAGAATAGCTGCTCTCATGCAAATTGCAGAGACTACAAAGCCTTTGGTTGTGTTCTGTGCCTACCGTCACAATGTCCAATCTGTCTGTGACGCATTAGCCAAAGAATACGGCAGACACCAAGTAGTTGCATTTAGTGGTAATGAATCTAGCACCCAGCGTAACAAAGCTGTTGAACACTTCCAAAATGGACAAGCAAACTTCTTTGTTGGCACTTCTGCAGCTGCCAAAGGTTTGACACTGCACCGAGCATCTACGATGGTATATTACTCTAATAATTACAGCCTAGAAACTAGGCTACAAAGCCAAGATAGAATTCATCGCATAGGACAAAACAATAAATGCACTTACATTGACCTTGTTGTTCCTGGGACTGTCGATGAAGCTATCCTTACAAGACTAAAACAAAAGAAAGAACTGTCTAGCATGGTGCTAGATGATCTAATTCAAATAATCAAATGACAATACCTGCCACAAATCGCTCCTTATTTAATCAATCTAGCACAGCTATTCTAGAACGTGCACTAAACTCTATGACTATAGCTTGTGAGGCTTTAACCAACGAAAACAAGCAATTACGGGAACAGGTAAACAGTTTGACTCTTGAAGTAAATAGACTAAAAGAAAAGGTAGTACTTAACTTATGAAAAAATCAGAACTAGTAAAACAATACGTTGAGAAGTTCCCAGATCACGGAAATAGAACCCTTGCTCTGTTAGTAATAAAAGAAAACCCTAATCTATTTACATCTATAGATTCTGCTAGATCTTGTGTTAGATATGTTCGCGGCAACAACGGTAAACGAGACAGAGCTAAAAGAAAAAATAAATCTGAAGTCTTTAAACCTAACGGAAAAGCAGGAGAGTATAAGATACCTAAGTCGTTAACCCCTAAGAAACGCATTGTACGCATACCTGATGGTAAAACTTTAATTCTATCAGACATACACCTACCCTACCACGATGTTGAAGCTTTAGAGTGTGCACTAGACCACGGACACGACGCTGACAATGTTATACTAAACGGAGATACCGTAGACTTCTACGCTACTAGTCGTTGGGACACTGACCCCAATCATCGTGATTTAGCAGGAGAACTACAAGCCAGCAGACAATTTTTACTGCACTTGCGTGAGCGGTTCCCCACTGCCAATATATACTTTAAAATTGGCAATCACGAAGAACGTTGGGAAAAATATCTGTGGCGTAAAGCTCCTGAGTTATGTGGTGTTCCAGACTTTAAACTAGAAAAACTTCTTAACTTTGAAGACCTAGACATTCAAGAAATTGGTGGTCGCCAACTAACCAAAGCAGGTGGGTTGTGGATATTACACGGACACGAGTTCTTTAACACCTTTGACCCAGTAAACTTTGCTCGCACCTTACAAGTAAAAACTGGTGTGTGCACTATTGCAGGACACAAACACAAAAGCAGTCAACACTCTGTTAAATCAATGGACGGTGACACAATAGCTTGTTGGTCTATGGGTTGTCTGTGTGACCTTGAGCCTGATTATATGCCAGTTAACCAATGGAACTTAGGCTTTGCTGAAGTTGTCCACCAAGGTAAAAAGTTCGATGTTAATAACTACCGTATTATTGACGGAGTAGCTCATCGTTAAGACTCTATTCCAAAAACTCTATATGTTGTTGTATAACCGTTTCCAGTGTCATCAACAGCTACAGATCCCGTACCTAAAGGTCCTGCAAACGTCGCTGAGCTATTATCAAACGTCCATACAAATCCAGTTGTGACTGTTTGCGCTGAAGTCATTACACTTTTTCCGTTGTAGGTTGGTACCGCAGTACCATGACTTTTAGGCGTAATTTCAATGTGAAGTATTTGACTAAAACCTGGAATATTAACAGTTACTGTGTTATGGTAGTTAGTATTTGAGGGGTGACCAGTTCGACGACCTCCTGGTAAAGTTACTGGAAATTCTTTTATTGTAACAAGAGATTGATTACTTACATATTCTTTAACAGCTTTACTAGTGGGCACAGCAGTATCTGTTGATGTAAGTCCCTCCGCAGAATCTTCCAAAGAAGCATCTGTAAAAGAGTCTGTAGTTATAATAGCAGCAGAACCACTACCAATAGCATCAATAGCAGCTTTAACTCCACCACTAGTGACCATGTTTTGGCTAGCAGTAGTGGGAGATGTATCAGCTCCAACCACTCGTTTTATAGCAGAATCAATGTCTGTAGCAATATTAGTTAATGTAAATGAACTCATGTTTATTATTGTTAGATACGAGCTACTCTTATACAAGTAAAACTAACATTTCTAATTTTTCCAGTAGATGAATTATATGTTCCATTTTCATTTCTTATTCTATATGATAGTTCCCCACCACTTGGTAAATACTCAAATTCATAACCAGTGGGAGAGTAGCTAACAAATCCAGATGTAGTTGTAACATTTTGTACTCTAAAAATATTACCTCCAATTAAAATTTCAATCCTACCGTTGTTCGCCGTGTTTGCATAAGCAAAATAATCTCCAGAATACTCATAAGTAACTCGTATTTGATA